CCCTGCGCGAGGGGACCTGCCACCGGTATCCGACACCGGTCGAAGTGTCGCCTGACTACCACTGCGGCGAGTACGTCGCCGAATACATCAAGGGCGAGCTGGACGTTTACGCCCGCGCTAACTGGTCCACGACTGAACTCTCCAAGCAAACCAAGCGGGCGATAGCCGCCGAGAAGGCGCTCAAGGAAGTCAGGGCCGAATTGCGCGCACTGAAGAAGGTAAAGCGCGGTGAGTGAGCCGCTGCGCATCGTGATCCCGGGTGAGCCGGTGCCATGGGCCCGGGCTCGCTCCTGCGGCAAGCGGCGGTTCACGGCCCCCGAGCAGGCACGCTGGATGGAGCACGCCAAGTGGCAGGCGCGGCTTCAGGCCAGGCTGCCGACCCCGATCGATGGGCCGGTAAGCGTGGCGCTGACGGCCACATTCACGCCACCGGCTTCGTGGTCTCGCAAGCGTCAGGACGCCGCGATCCGGGGCGATATCCCGCACACGGTCAAGCCCGACGGATCGAACCTGCTGAAGATCCTCGAGGACGCCCTGAACGGCATCGTCTGGACCGACGACGCCAGGATCAACCGGGCTTCTTTCGTGAAGTGCTACGGCGCCGAGGCTGGGGTGACGGTGGAGGTGGAGGCTTGACGGACTCACTGGCTCTTTTTTCCAGCCATTCTTCGAGGATTTTCTCGACAAGCCATGAGATCGACCTGTCCTGGCTGGCGGCGATGAAGGCAAGGGCGGCCCTGATCTCAGGCTTGGTCCGGATGCCGATAGCTGCCGCGCGCTTGCTGGTCATTTCGTTAACAAGCTCCATAATGTCTTGCGCTCCGTTGCGAGGTGCGATACGTGTTTAACACCTGCAACACTGCGAAGCAAGACTGGAGCATGCAAGCATGAAGCGCAACCTGTCACCTGAATGGCTGGCTTGATGGCCATATCCATCTCCAGCCTGCGCAGGAGCTCGGAGGTCAAGCCACCGATCATCGTTCTGTTCGGCGTCCGTGGCGTGGGCAAGACCACGCTCGCGGCGGGAGCTCCCGATCCGGTGTTTATCTGTGCCGAGGACGGCATGGGCCAGATCGAGGTGCCGTCGTGGAAAATCACTTCGTTCGCCGAGGTCATGGAGGCTGTCGCAGCGCTCTACACCGAGGAGCACGATCGCAAGACGCTGGTCATCGACAGCCTCGACTGGCTCGAGCCGATGGTTCAGGCCGAAGCCTGCAAGCGCAACGGCTGGGCTGACATCGAGGCTCCCGGCTACGGCAAAGGCTATGTCGCCGCCCTGACGGTCTGGCGCGAGTATCTGGACGGCATCGGAGCACTCCGCGACGAGAAGCGGATGACCGTCGTCCAGATCGCCCATGAGATCATCAAGCGGTTCGATAGCCCAGAGACCGATCCTTACGACCGCTACAAGCTCAAGCTGCACGAGCGCGCAAGTGACTTGGTGCAGGAGCACGCCGAGATCGTGGCCTTCATGAACTACCGTGTCGCGATCAAGCAGACAGACGTCGGCTTCAACAAGAAGGTCAGCCGTGCCGTCGGCGGGGCCCAGCGCGTCCTCTACCTCGAGGAGCGCCCTGCGTTCCACGCCAAGAACCGTTTCGGCATGCCCGCGCATGTCGACCTGCCATCGACCCCGGACGCATGGCGTAATCCGGGGGCGATCTGGGCGGCATTCGCCCAGCACTTACCCAACCCTGGAGCGTGAACAGTGGCAAATCTAGGTGGAACCTTTGACGCAACCCAAGTCCAGCCCAACCAGCCGTTCGAGGTCATCCCTCCCGGCAAGTATGTCGTCCAGATCGTCGCTTCGGAGATGAAGCCGACCCGCGATGGCAACGGTCAATATTTGTGGTTTGAAATGGACATCATCGACGGCGAGTTCGCCAGTCGCAAGCTGTGGGACCGGCTGAACCTGGTCAACCACAACCAGCAGGCCGTGGAGATCGCGCAGCGCACGCTGTCGGCGATCTGCCACGCTACCGGCCAGCTGCACGTCGAGGATAGTGAGGCGCTGCACTTCAAGCCGATGATCGCGACCGTGAAGGTCCGGCCTTCGCGTACCGAGAACGGCAAGACGTTCGACGCCTCGAACGAGATCCGCGGCTACGAGCCGACGACTGGCTCGGTGGCGCAGGCACAGCAGGCATCTCTGCCGATGCAGGCCGCGGCCAAGCCCAACACGGTGAAGCCCGCAGGCGCCGCCCCGGCCGTCCCGCCATGGAGGAAGCCGAAGGCAGCCTGACCTGGCAGCCCGACCGGGCGCGCACTCCCCAGTACCTCCCGGTCGGGCGCTCCCTTTCTCAAGGGCACAAGGAGCCTATGACCGCCCTTCCGCCACCGCCAGCCCCGACAGTCGACGCCATCTACCGTGCCTATGAGAGCCGCCGTGAGACCGGCTGGCGCGAACACCTGGGCGCGTCGCAGATCGGCGCCGACTGCGAGCGGGCGCTGTGGTACGATTTCCGCTGGGTCAGCAAAGCAGCTCATGCTGGCCGCATCCTGCGCCTGTTCGAGACCGGCCAGCTCGAGGAAGCCCGGCTGGTCGCGAACCTGCGTGCGGCCGGTGTCACGGTCCTGGAGAAGGACCCGGAGACTGGGCGCCAGTGGTCGCTGTCAGCCGTCAAGGGGCACTTCGGTGGCAGCATGGATGCCGTGGCCCTGGGCCTGCTCGAGGCGCCCAAGACCTGGCATCTGGTCGAGTTCAAGACGCATTCGGCCAAGAGCTTCGCTGACCTGAAGAAGAAAGGCGTAGCCCTCTCCAAGCCGGTCCACTTCGCCCAGATGCAGGTCTACATGCACCTCGCCCATCTGGAGCGCGGATATTATCTCGCGGTCTGTAAGGACACTGATGAGCTGTGGTCGGAGCGGGTCAAGCCGGACGAGGCCTTGGTCATCAGGCTCATGGCCAAGGCCCAGCGGATCATCGACGCGCCGCGCCCGCCAGCCAAGCTGTCGACTGACCCGAGCTACTTCATCTGCCGATGGTGCGATCACGCGACGGTCTGCCATGAGAGCACGCTGCCTCCGCGCAACTGCCGCACCTGCCTGCATTCGACCCCCGTCGAGGAGGGCCGATGGTCCTGCGATCGGACAGAGCTGGAGTTGACACGGGAAGTCCAGCAGGCCGGCTGCCTGCTGCACCTGTTCATTCCTGATCTGGTCACCGGCGAGCAGGTCGACGCCGGTGACGATTGGGTCAGCTATCGGATGCCGTCGGGCCAGGAGTGGCGCGATGGCATTGGCTGAAAGCGAAATGACCAAGTTGCTTCTCGGTAAGAAGACGGAAGAGCAGAAACCGTGTCCAAACTGCGGTTCTGTGATTTTCAAGATCGAGCCGGGAGTAGGCCCGCACGCTTTACATCTTCGCTGCGATGGCTGCGACCGTGGCGGCCGGTGGTGGAGCAAGCAGCAGACACAGGTCGCCGCCTATTCCGAGGCCAAACATCATGGCCTTTGACCTTCGCCCCTATCAGAACGCCGCCATCGACAGCCTGTACAGCTATTTTCAGGAGCAGGACGGCAACCCGCTGATCGTCCTGCCTACGGGCACCGGCAAGAGCGTGGTGATTGCCGAGTTCGTCCGGGGCGCCTTCCAGGCCTATCCCGACACCCGGATCCTGATGGTCACCCACGTCAAGGAGCTGATCGCCCAGAACTTCGTGGCGTTGCTCCATATGTGGCCTGAGGCTCCCGCCGGAATCTATTCCGCCGGCCTCAACAGTCGGGACCTGGCCAGCCCCATCCTGTTCTGCGGTATCCAGTCGATCCACAAGCGGGCGTACAGCATCCAGCGGTGCGATCTGGTGCTGATCGACGAGGCCCATCTCATCCCGCGTGACAGCGGGGCCATGTACCGCCGCTTCATCGAGCAGCTGCGCGAGATCAACCCGCACCTGAAGGTCATCGGCTTCACAGCCACGCCGTACCGGTTGGACTCCGGCATGCTCCACCGCGGCAAGGAGCGCGTGTTCGACGCCATCCCCTACGAGGCCAATGTCGGCGACATGATCGAGCAGGGCTATCTCTGCCCGGTCACGACCAAGCGTACCGATGTCCGGCAGGATGTGACCGGGGTCCACAAGCGTGGCGGCGAGTTCATTGCGGGCGAGCTCGAGCGGGCAGTCGACCGCGCCGACCTCAACAGTGGCATAGTCGCCGAGATCTACGAAAAGGGCCATGGCCGCGGCTCATGGCTGGTGTTCGCGAGCGGCGTCGATCATGCGCGCCACCTTCGCGACATCATCGTCGAATACGGCGTTACCGCTGAATGCGTGTTCGGCGAGACGCCACCGGGGCAACGCTCGGAAATCCTGGAGCGGTTCAAGAACGGCGATCTGCGCTGCCTCGTGAACGTCAATGTCTTGACCACGGGCTTCGACGCCCCGGGCGTCGACCTGATTGCCATGTGCCGCCCCACCGCCAGCACTGGCCTCTATGTCCAGATGATCGGCCGCGGCACCCGATTGGCCGAGGGCAAGGAGAACTGCCTGATCCTCGACTTCGCCGGCAATGCCATGCGTTT